AGCCAACAGTGCTTGGAGATGCGCTTTGAGTATTATAAATAAATGGCTTTACTGTAATGCCGCCATAATATTGGTTCCCAATAGTAAGTTCTGCTAATGGTGGGCCTCCGGAATAAAACGTATCAGTTCTCTTATATGCTACAAATACATAATTACTATCATTATCGCCAGTTTGTTGTTGGCCTTGAAATGGATTTGGACTACCTACGTTTGGAAATGTTCCAGAAGTTTGAGTATTTTTCATCCACAGTAATTGTACTAATTCATAAGTTGAGCCATCATCTGCTGTCCAGGTTGTATTATTACATGAACCAAACGTGTCTGAGCTCATATACGAACCCATTCTTACATTTGTGTATGTAACACTTCCGGTTATCCATTGAGGAAAAAGGCCGTATATACTTCCAGGTCCAGAAGAATACCCATTAGAATTTCTACAATCTCCTTGGTAACATAGTGGTATACCAGCAGATGCACCAGTACTATTTAAAGTATATGATACATTACCTGTACCACTTGGATTTGAATATCCATATACGGTGCCACCTATACCTTCATAACCTGAAGTTGAACCACTTCCAATTGGACTACCATGGTGTATTCCTGTTCTTAATTTATATGTTGCAGAGCCTATAGTAATAGTACCACTGCAAAATGTACTTTGTGCAGTAATCGATGGATTACTGCCAGCGTCTTGTACTCCTATGGCATTACCTGATGGTGCAATTGTCATTTTACAATTCCTGAGATTAAGTCTTCAAATTGCTCTACTTTTTCTACTCTATTAGGCCAATAAATATATTCCTTCTCTGGGTTTAATTTTAAATTGCTTAATAGTGGTAAAATAGCATTATACAATTTGTTTAGTTTTTCTTCTGTTTCAGATGCAGTTAATGATGCAGTTGATGCTTCGGTCTTAACGGCCTGCACCGCCTCCAATTCATCTTCATCTACAGCAGTAAATCCAAAATCAAATTTATCTAAATCTATGCTCATATTTATTCCTCTATATTCTTATGTTTATGTTTCCTAGGTATAGTTTTACTTCTATCCCTTTGAACTTTGTGGCCAAATGGTTTATCCAGGTCGAAAAGAATTTTGTGGTATCTCACCTTTGTCTTCTTCTTTGAGTTTATCCGCTTCTCCATACCAGTTTGCTCTTTCGCCTTTGTCTTTATTAAAAATTCTATCCCAGTTATCGTTATATTTTTCTACATCAGTAGGTCTTTGTTTTGACCCTTTACCGCCGTGCCATTTACTCATTTATTTTTTCCAAATATTGCATCCCAACCATCACGATATTTCTGCATATCGCCTGGCCCTGCTCTTCTAAAGTCGCCTTTACCGCCTTCAGCTTGTTGTCTTTTGATTCTTTTAGAATCTCTTCTAACGTCGAGTGGTGGCTCTTGTCCATATACACACGTTACTTTCTGTTTACTGCCTTTATCAAGTTTTTTATTGCCGACCGTGGCATTTATTTTAAAATCTTCTGGCATTACATTCTCCTACCAATTGTGTATTACTCCTGCTATAATAAAAAAGCATGTTATGAAGTTAACTAATACAATAACGCTTCTGAATACTGCAACTGTGTTAGCTTCCTTATTATTGACTCCAGCTTTTTCTCCTAAGCTTTTTGCCCATAATCTCCAAAATGATGCTATTTGTTTACCCATTCTATACTTACGCCTCGTCTATTAAGTTCATTAATGCACTTTACTTTTAGCTTTGGCTTAGTATTACTTTTATTAATTGTTTCAAAAAGCTCTTCCTTAGGTGTATTCCTAATATAGAACCTTTGAATAGTTTTCTTTCCAGTACCTCGTTCTACTGATACGTGGTCTGGTTTAAATTTTACTGGCATAATATTCTCCTATTTTACTCGCTTTATACTACCTTTCAAATCGGCTAAGTATGCAAAAAATTCAACCTGAGGAAATTCTCTTTTCAAGTCTAATAATGCTTGTAAGTTTTCCATGTGGTCGTCGAATAATCTAATCCTTGCATATTCGCCTGTTTCTAAATACTTTTTAAATATGATTGATTTATTAGCTGCGCTATTTTTACCACCCATATTTCCAGCTCTTTCGACATATACATTTTTCATTGATATACCATGAGCTTCAAAAGTTTTTAGAAATAATTTTTTATCGTCCATGTCGCTTCTTGCTGTGACTATAATTACTTTTGAACCTTTTTTAGTTGCATTACTAATTATTGCTTTCGCTTTCTGAATCATTCGTGCAATAGGCGTTGCAGTCTGATAAAATATTTTTGACGATTTAAATTCGCCATAATCCCATTCTTCATCTCTTCCGAGCTTGTAAGAATTATATTCTTGTGGAGTTAGTTCTTTTATTTTTTTAGATTTTGTATTAATAACTCTAACACGAGCTTTTGATACGAACATTGTATCATCAATGTCAAAGATGGTCAGGCCTTTACCAGCCCGTTCTGCCAAAAACTCGTTGAACTTTTTCATGATACTATTTATAAGTAATTATAGTCTATTGTCTAATTCATCAGTAAGACTTTCAATCCTATCAATAGTATGTTTTTGTTGTTCCACTTGTTCGGTTAGCTTTTCAATTTTTTCAATCATCGCATCTAACTTAGCGATTGCAATTTCTATTCTTGCCATAATGTTCTCCTATATTAAGCTACTTCTGAAAATGTTATCCAAACTTCTTTCCAAGGGGCATGATGTCCTGAACATCCAATTGCAGAATTGTCTGCACCTCTGCCATCAGTCCAAATATGTAAATCTATTAGTTCAAACATGTCTTCATCAATGTCAGCTATAAATGCTTCGAAGTCGCCATCTCTAGCAAATTCCATATTTCTTTGAATGACTTTTACTTTCATACCATCTTCTCTAGTTTCCTGGATTAATGCTCTGAATTTTCTGCTACCAATAGTGAATAATACTGTATCACCTTTTTCTATCATATCGGTTCTCATTATAACGCACCTCCAATTAGTAATGTTACTAGTGTTGTGATTGTTACCTCAAGAAAGTCTTTGTCTAGAAGACCGTTGGTTTTTAATGTTTGTAATAATTTCATTTTCACTCCTTTTAAATTATTATATGTATATTATACCAACTTAAAGCTCATTTGTACAGTGTTTTGTCTCCAAAACATGCATGTTTTTTAGCCTTTAGGTATTCGGTTTCTTAATTCAGATGATGAAAATGAATGGTCTCGACTGTTATAATGTATGCGAATATTGCGTTCATCGCATATATTTTTAGCCGTAAAGTCCTTATTTAGGTAATCACTTCCTATAATACGAACATCGATTGGTAATGATAAAAAGACATCCTTTAAATCATCTTCTGTATTATAGACGATTATATCATCGACATATCTTACAGCAGCCAATTGTAATTGTCTTTCTACCAATGTTTGTATGGGTTTATTTTTTGAATCCCTATCCCATGAAGGGTCGTTTTGTAATGCAACTACGAGGTAATCACATTCATTTTTTGCTTCGGCCAACATTGTAATATGACCAGCATGGAGTAAATCGAAGGCACCACAGGTAATTCCTATAGTGCCTTTTGATTCATGTTTTTCTAACCACTTTAACATAATTAACTAAAATGTTTATTTATAGATTCTATTTTATCTTCTGCCTCAGCAATCTTAGCAACTTCTTTTTCTATAGTTTCTACTATATCGCTATGTTCTCCGATACCAGCTGGGTTACGCTGATAAACTAGTACATTAGCTTTAGCTACTTCGATTTCACCTTGCAATTTAGCGATTAACGCTTTAAGTAAATGATTCATATTTTACCTCCCAAAAAATTTCCTTCTTTTATATTCTGCAATTGTATCTACTAAAGTTTTGGTCCAATTATCTCTGTCCTCGATAAAAACTTGTGGTCCATCGTCCCCAGCAATACAGACAACTAATTGCTTAATTGGTATGCCAGTTCTCTCTTCCCACATAATTGCATATGCTGAACATTGAATGAAGTAATTGGATATCCATTCTTTCTTCTTTAGTTTTCTAGATGTTTTCCAATCAATGATTGAATCTACACCGTTCCATTGTCCGACCAAATCTACTCTTCCTGCCAACTGTAAGTGCTTGGAATATAATGGTGCTTCTTGACAATATACTTTAGTTACACATTCATCTAAGATGGGTTGTACATCTTTAAATGTTTGTATATTATGAGGCATTTCGTCCTTGATATAATCAGGGTCGTTAGCTATATATTTTTCTATAATGTTATGAACCGTTGTACCGCGGGAGCTTGCAATCCTTGATACTCTATTGGCTTCTTCTTCGCCAACACGAGCTCTCCATTTCTGTATTGCTTCTTCAGATAGAATTTTTAATACAGTTGTGACCGATGGATATTCTTTTCCTTCTGGGTCTTTGTATATTCTACCTGTTCCAGTACTCTCTGCAATTAAGTCATCATAACCTAATGCAATTGGTTCGTGTAAAAATTTCATCTCAACATGGTTCTCCAAACATTTTGGATTCGACTACATTTCATAAATTTATGTAATCTTTTATATAATTTTTTCATTATTACTCCTACTTTGTTTTAATATTATCTCTAAGACTTGGGGGTAAATTACTTTTAATTTTGTCTTGCACTTCCTTCCATCCATCACCAGCTCTACCTAAAACGGATTTTCCACCGTCATAATCTATTCCTGGTGCTTTAAGAATTACTTGCTTTAAGTGTGGGTTATCTTTAAGAAATTGAACTTTATCGGCAATTTTCATCATGTGCGTTTCAATTTTCTTGTCGTTCTGATTTTCAAAATCATATATTGGCATTAAACCACTCCGGTATTTTGCGTTTAGTCCAGACCATACTGAACCTTGCTTGCTTTGTTTGGTAAAAATTACGGTAGGATTCGACTGCATCTGTACCCCCTAATCCATGTACCACACATTCTGGACTTGCTTTCATGGCTAGTTTGAACATTGTCATTCCGCCATTTTTGTTGATATTAGTTGGGATTTTACTTAGAATATCTCTCAACTTACTATCCGTTGAATGTGTTTTACCATACCTATATTTATACTCATCACAAAGTGCGATAAAATGCTCATAGTGCCATGAATAATTACAACAGCTTTCTCTCGTCCAAACAGTGCATGGATGATTGAAATGAACTGATTTGTAAAGTATATCCTCTCGTTCATCTGGTAACTCATAGTATTTCACCATTGTTTTTCCAGACTTTGAAGGCTTTTTCATTTCGGTGCCGTCCAACATTCTGTGAGTAGTAGACAACATTTGAGCAGATTCCACAATCATTTTAACGACATGTTTATCGCATTGTAATTGTGCTGCTTTTACTGGGTCATTATCTAGTATGAATATATTCATGCTGCTACCTGTGCTAGATGTTTACAACTGCCTCTGAATTTAAAGCCAGGGCATGAACATTTGTTATTGACAATAGTATATGTATTACCATTGCTGCCTTTGACAGTAATTGCTCCATCTGGCAATTCTTCTGGCCATTCACCAATAAGTTTGAATTTGCGTCTTGCTTTTGAAAACTGCTTCATAGGAGTTTTAAACTCTTTGTAAGCACCACCTTTAGGCATATAACCTATAAGATATCCGTGGCTGTTAACGTAGTAGTCGCCGTTTGATATTTGCTGGTCGCCCCAGTCTGTTATCTCTCTCAGTATTTGTATCATAATATATATTATACCACAAGTATAGTGGAATGTACAGTGTTATCTGTACATTCCTAAATCCCTCCTAAGAATTTATTACTTGTTTCATATCAGCAATATCTTGGTCCATCCTCGCGATTTTTTTCATGAGTCTGGCCGCAATTGCGTTTTTTCCTTTTTGTAGTAATTTTCTACGATAGTATAAAGTCTCTTTCCTATCTTTTTTGAGACGTTCAACCGATTGACAATTCATAATTATACTCCTTGTAATAGTTAAAATACTCATAATATAGACTTACTTTGCAATCAAACCAGGAAATGCTTCCTGACAAAGTTTTTTCGTTACTCCAGGGATATTTTTCATATCCTTATCTTTTGCTCTGACGAGTAACTTAGCTTCGGATGCATGAATGCTTTCCAAAAGCTGGACAAATAGGGTTTCTCTTTTCATAGGTTTTAGCTTATCTGCGATAGCTCCTTTGAAAAAATATTTAAATTGTCTAAATTCTTTATAAAGAGTGCTTGGTGCATGTCCTTCAGGTGCATCATCTTCTTTATAAGGTGGTTTCCCTACAGGTAGGAGAGATACTACATCATCGTCATATGCGATTCTGATTACATCCCTTAATGCAGGTGAATCGTGTTCTTTTAAGAACGCAATTCTGTCTTCTCTTTTGGCGACTTTATTCGCCTTTGTTAATACTTCAGATACTAATAGTTTCATTGTTATAAAATTCCTCCACAACTTCAATCAATTGGTTACATCTCTTTTTAATTAAGTAATTTAATACTTTCATTTTCATAGCAACTTTTTGCTCGTTATAATTATATATAATGTTTTGTTGGATGTCTTCTGGGACTTCCGTCAAATCAATTAACTTTTTGTTTCGTTGATAATTACGAAACGTCTCATGTTCCATTACATTTCTTAAATTATCTGAATTTTCTAACCATTCAGCAATTCTAGTTTTTCGTAATGGAGTTTGTTTTTTATCAGTCACAAATGTATCATCGTCAGATAACACATTAGGAATACCATCTCCAGTATCGCCTTTCATTATATGATTGAACAAATAAGTTCTAGGGTTATTGTCCTTTACTATTTTCTTTTGTATAGGACTAAATTGTTTGACATTTTTAAATTTTTGTAATTGAATAAAATCTTTATCAGAGGAAACAATCATCATTGGTTCACCTAAACCAAACTCTTGAGATTGTAATACTAATGAAGCAATAATGTCATCTGCTTCTACTCCGTCCATGTGAATAACCTTATAAGGTAGGTTTTCTTTAATTTCATCTCTAACCAAATGTAGAATTCTAAAAATCTCATTCCAATCTTGGTCAGATTGTTCTCTTTTTGTTCTTCTTTTAGCTTTATAATAAGGATAATAATCTTTACGCCAGGTATTCATACCATCAGCACATATAACCATTTGGCCAAATTCGTCTCTATATTTTTTGTTATACATTCTAATAGAGTTTAGAATCATGTGTCTTATCATAGACTCATCATTTAGTTTTTGCACTATAATATTTGATAGTGCGATTTGTGAGTAATCAAGTAGTATCATCGTAATCCTCATCGTCAATAAATTCAGGCTCGAAATGTACATCATTTCTTTTCAAAGCTTTCATTGCTTTTAATTTAACATATATTCTATCCAGGTCTTTTTGCAATCCATGGTCTTCATTTTTAAATCTTAGCAACATACTATATAACATGTTTACTATTACTAAAGCATCTCTGCCTTGTTTTAGATTTTCATCTCTTAACTCAAGTCCTGAGATATTATGACCTTCAGGTGTTTGACCTATTTCATATAATTCTTCATCTATACAGTCGAATATATGTTGAGAGATTTTAATCATATCATCGTGTAATTCAGCGATTATTTCTTCTTGAGATTTAATACGCTTTATCTCTTTACCAGTGAATATGTTAATTATTTCTGCCATTATTAGTATTATACCAGGTTTTAATCGTTTTGTACAGTGTTTTCTTGTAAATTTTTGACTGTCATTCCGCCAATTTTGCAAGAAATAATTCCATTGTAATAATCATCTGTTAGCAATACTTCTCTATCAAACTGTTCTTTTGCTTCCATATAAGCACATGTCCCTTTGGTTTTACATAGGTGAATTATTTCTCTATGAAACATTTCATCACCTTGTTTTTCTACATCAGCTTTTAAATGTTTATTTGAGCCATAGTAAACGCGCCAATCGCTTTCGACTAAAAGTCGTTTTCTGCGTTTTCTAGTTTTTGTGATTGGTAGAGTTTTCTTTGACCAAAAAAACTTTTTGCCGATATATTTTCTACCTGTAGCACGATTTGTAATACAGTAGACAAACCCATAATAATCCTCAGAGGAAAAATCCTCTGGTGGTTCCCACTTGCGACCATTGTATATCCATTCCATATATGTATTTATACATCAAAATCAAGCTCATCTGGCTCCTCAACTGCTGTTCCACAATGTGGACAAAATATAGGTTCTGGTTTTTCTTCTAAAAAGTGAATTCGTGTTTCTGTAAAACAAAATTCGCAATTGTGTGTATACCAATGGTTTGGGTCTGACATTAGGTCTCCTTATCCTAAGTGTTCTTTAAGCTCAGTATATCCACCGATTTTATTACCATCAACGATAATCTGTGGAAATGTTCGAGCACCTGGAAACGTTTCTAGCATTTCGTCTCTACTAAAATCTATTCCGTAATGTTTATAGGTATATTCTAATCCTTCTTTTTCACAAAGGTTTTTTGCCATATCGCAAAATGGACATGGTGTTTTTCCATAAATCTCTATCATAATGTTTCCTCAATAAACTTACCAATTGTTTCTATATCTTGTTCTGATAACATACCAGCTTGGGCCCACATAGTAGAACTCATAGCTCCAACTTGGCCTTTGTTTTTATATGTTGTTAATCTGTCAACAATATAATCTGATGATTTACCAGCTAGTGCAGGAAATGGTCCCATCCCCTGTCCTTCTGTTCCGTGACATGCTGCGCATCCAGCCCATAATCCTTTAATAGAACTAAAAGGGTCTCCTTCAGCTAAAGCTTGTTTACGTCTTTCTATCTCAGATGGTGTGCCATTTAGTTTAACATATTCTATATAACATTCACCTGTACATGATGTCGTTCTTGGTACATCTTTATATTCTAAATTTTGATATGCCATAGCAATTGTACCAACCATTGCCAAACATATAGATATTACGTATCCTTTCATATTACTCCTGTACTAAATCTCCGGATTCTACTCCAGTGGGTTCTCCTTCCCATAAATTAAATGCGATTGCTCTTCGAGTTCCTCTAGTAACTTCTGAAACTCTATGATAATGGTCTCCTGCTTGGAATATAATAAGTCTATTATCTTTAGCTTTTACAACTTCTGGTTCTTTATCTCTACCATCAGTATAAATTTCTAAATTACCACCATCAAAATCTTGACCTGGAGGATAGTAAATTGTACCAATAATAGGTCCTTCTATTTCTCCAGTTTTTTCCCATAATGCTTCGTCTTTATCGACATGCATATTAAGATTGTTTTCCCAATTGCTATCAGTTTTATCACATGTTTGAATACCTGTCCAGTATTCAAATCCTTTAATATTCCACTTCTGTGAAATAGGACATCCATCTGACCAAACCCAATCAACGAGTTTTTGTGTTGTATTTACAGGTGGTGTTGTCCACCAACCTCCCCACCATTTATAAACGCCTGGGTCTTTAAAAATTTCTTCTTGGTTATCTTCGATTTCTTTTAAAAAATCTTTATCTTTGATATAATCATCGAATATTGCTATCATTGTACTACCTTTCCTATTATGAAAAATGCGAATAACATCATAAAAAATACACTTACTTGAATAATAGAAGCCCAAAAGATTTGTCTCATCGGATGTATATCATGTATTTTTTCAACCCATGATTCGTCTGGTGATAGATTTACTACCTGTAAAAGCTTTTCTTCTTTACTCTTTTTCATTATAAACTTAAGTTTTTTAGTGTGTTGTCATCGACATCTTGTTTTACACCGCCAACAATATAGCTGGCAATTTCTGTTTCTTGTGGAGCAACTTGGACATTGCCACCACCAATCCATTTTTCCGTCCAAGGTAATGGATTAATTTTTGGAACAGTATAAGGACAAGGTAAGTTAATAGCTCTCATTCTTTTACATCCAATCCATTCTATATATTCAGCTAAAATGTTTTCATTTAAGCCAATCATTGAACCATCTTTAAATAGATATCTGGCCCATTCTTTTTCTTGTTCAATTACTCTCTCAAATAATTTAATTGCTTCAGGTTCCATTTCCTTAGCAATTTTAACAAAATCTTTATCCTCAGCCAACATCTTTTTAATTATTGTTGTTGTACCAGCTAGGTGTGTGTTCTCATCTCTTGCGATAAACTTGATAATCTTTGCATTACCTTCCATCTTTTTAAGTTCTGCAAATGCCCATGAACATGCAAATGATACATAAAATCTAATTCCTTCTAAAGCATTTGCCGATAACATACACATCCATAAAGAACGTTTATGGTCAAGTTTATTTGTGGCAGAATTATTATCTGAAATTAACTCATCGTAATATTTTGCAATATCGTTACCACATTCTAAAATTTCTTTTACATCAAGCATACCGTCAAAAACAGTAGCAGGGTTAGGATAAACATTCCTAATAATATGGGTGTAAGAACGAGAATGAATAGTTTCAAAAAAGGACCAAGTTTCAATCCAGTTTTCAATTTCGGGTAACGAAGCAATAGGAAGGAAAGCAAGGTTCGGGGCCCGACCTTGTACAGAGTCCAGTAATATTTGCCTTTTGAGATTAGATGTGAAAATGTGTTTTTCATGGTCTGTTAATGCCTCGAAATCTTTTTTATCTTTTGAAATATCTACCTCTTCAGGTCTCCAAAAGAATCCAAGTTGTTTTTCTGTTATTTTTTCTATCTGTGGGTATTTAACTTCGTCGAATCTTTGAACATCGACAGACTCATCTAAAAACATATTTTTAGTTAAATGTGATTTTTTACTTTTCTTCAGTATCGGCATCGGGTCTCCATGAAATTGTTGATTTAGTTTCTATTGCATCTTGTGCACATTGTATATATTCTCTATCCTCTTCGGATAATACCGACCAAAATTTACTAATGGCCAAGGTATGTTCGTATACAACTTCTGGTTTAGACATATGATAATCTTGTTCCATCCACATTTGAAGGATGTCCATTCTTTGATTTATTTTATTTCTTAAATCTTGCATGAATCACAGTCCTCGTCATCTACCATTATTGTACCACTTTCGTAAGTGTGGTGCTCATCTTCTTTCATTTCACCGGCACCATCGTATGTATTAAAATAATATAATTGCTTGAGACCAAACTTGTAAGAAGTAACCAAGTCTTGTATCATTACCGACATTGGAATCTTATTATCCTCGTAATGTTCAGGATTATAAGATGTGTTAACAGAAATACCTTGGTCTATGTACTTCTGTAATATAGCACAGATTTTAAGATATCCATCAGGACTCTTTTGTTCCCAGAGTAAATCATATTTGTTCTTCAAATGATGATAAGCTGGTACGACTTGAGCTAGAACTCCGTCTTTGGATTGTTTATATGATACTAAAGCTCTAGGAGGTTCAATACCATTTGTACTATTACTAATCTGTGCGGATGTTTCTGCGGGCATTAATGCCATGAGAGTTGAATTGCGGATTCCAGTGTCCTTGAGTTGAGTTCTCAGCTCGTCCCACGGGAATCGTTCTTTATGCTCTATCAAATTATCTATCGCACCCTTATATGTATCATTTGGCAGAACTCCGCGGGCATACTTTGTATCATTATTTTTAGGTATTTTGCCTTTTTCTTGTGCTAAATTTGCAGATGCTTTAATTAAATAATATGACCAAGCTTCTGCATATTCATCAACTATTTCAAATGCCGATTCATCGTATTTAAATCCTCTTTTTGCTAAGAAATAAGCTAAATTAATAATACCAATACCTAAAGGTCGTCTGTTTTTCGTCCCTTGTTCTGCTGCTGCAACTGGATAATTTTGGTAATCCAATAACTCGTCAAGTGCTCTAACTGATAAATCACACCACTTTTCAAATTCTTTTGGTTCATTAATTAGACCCCAGTTAATTGCTGATAGTGTGCAAAGAGATATTTCTCCTGTATGGTCATCATATGATTCCATAGGAGTAGTTGGTAAATCAATCTCACAACATAGATTACTCATTCTGATTGGAGCCTTTTTAGGTTCAAATGCACCATGTTCATTTGCATGGTCAACATTCATAATATAAATTCTACCTGTATCTTTTCTTTCAGTTAATAATGTCTGAAATACTTCGAGTGCTGGTAGAGTTTTCTTTCTGATTGAATATGCTCTCTCGTACTTTTCGTATAATTCTTTGAATTTATCTTGGTCATCAAAGAACGATTCATATAAGCCTGGAACATCGTTCGGGTCAAAAAATGTTATGTTACCACCAGTTAATAATCTTTCGTACATTAACTTATTTAACTGAAAGGAGTAGTCCATGTGACGAACTCTTGTTTCCTCTGTACCTTTATTATTTTTAAGCACAACTAAATCTTCAAATTCGTAATGCCATAATGGTAAGTAAACTGTTGCTGCACCACCACGAACTCCACCTTGGGAACATGATTTTACAGCTGATTGAAAGTATTTTAGAAATGGTATAAGCCCTGTGTGTACAACTGAACCATCTCCGACTTTGGCACCTTCGGCTCTAATTGAACCAGCACCAATTCCAATACCTGCCTTTTTGCTTATGTATTTGACAACACTAGTAGCAGTAGCGTTAATTGAGTCAAGGCTGTCGCCAGACTCAATGAGAACACAACTCGAGAACTGTCTAACTGGTGTACGAACACCTGCCATAATCGGTGTAGGTAGTGAAATGTAAAATTGTGAAATTGCATCGTAGTAATCCTTTACATACTTAATTCGCGTTTCGTTTGGATAATTTTGGAATAGAGTTGCTGCAACCATCATATACAGCATCTGTGGGGTTTCGTAATGAACTTTGTTTTTTCTGTCTTGGACGAGATATTTACCTCTAAATTGTTCCATA